GGCACCCCCCGCCGGGAGCGCGTCAAACGCGCCAACGGCTGCACCGCGCCGGTTGGCGGCGCTGATGATTTCGTCCACATCTGCCCCGGCGATGAGGTCGCGCACTTCTTCCAGGCGCAGGCCGGACAGTCCGCCGCGCGCCTGCGCCAGTTCGTTCAGGCGTTCTTCGATGGTGGCGCTGCGTTCGCCGATGTAGCTGCCCGCGCCCGCAACCACCATGCCAGCACCGGGACCAGCGGCGGCGGTAGTGCCCACGGTGGCCGCCAATGCTGGCGCCATGTAGCCCGCCGAGCCGGACACGGTCTGCGCCAAGGTGCGCGGGTTTTCGAGGACGTAGAAGAATTTGTCTGCGCCCTGCATCTGGCCGAGCGCTTCCATTTGCGCCTGTGTTTTGTCGGAGCGCGGCACGGCCGCAATGGAGGCGGCGTCTTCGAGGTAGTCGGCTATCGCCTGGTCGCGTTCGCCCATGATTTCGGCGGCCATGCCTTCGCGGCGGGCGATGAGCTCCCGGTATTGTTGTTGTGCTTCCGGCGACAGTTTGTCCATGCCACCTTCTTCGGCCGCGGCTTTTTCCAGTTCGCCGATTTGGTAGTGCAAGCCTTCAAAGCCTTCGCCCCGGTTGAACTGCCCCAGCTCCGCCTGCCGTTCTACGGCGGTTTTCAGGTCGCGTTTGTTGAAGAAATCGCGCACCCCCGCAAAGAAGTTGTCGCGGTTTTCTTCGAGGATGTTGGGCTGCATCGCCCGGTATTGCGCCTGGTATTCCTGCTCCTGTTGCGCGCGCCGCCGCTGGCGTGCCTGGCTCACTTTTTCCAGCGAGGCGAGGGTTTCCATGTCGTCCTGCGCCAAGGTCGCAAAGTTCAGGCTGCGACGGATGGCGGCGGGCAGGATGGAGAGGTTGGAGAGGGTTTTTTCCAGCCCGTTCAGGCGGTGCAGGGCGCGGGTGTGGTCGTCCACAAATCCCGCCGGAGTGTTGGTTTCCTGCGCGATGCGGCGCAGCTCTGCCGCCTGGTCCGGGTTGCGGTTGAAGGCTTGCAGCAGGTTGTCGCGCCGGGCAAGCGCGTCTTGTAATAAATCCATGCGTTATTCCTCGGTCGGGATGATGGAGACGTTCGGGCGCAGTTCGGCTTTGCGGTCGATACCGAAGCGGTACCAGCCGCCTCCCGACCAGAAGCTCACGTCTTCTGCGGGCTGGATGAAGGTCTCTTTCAGGTCGTTGATAATGAGCTGAATGGCTTCAGCTTCCTTGATTTGCCCGGACAGCACCGCCTGTCCGTAGTCGTTGATTCTCTGTTGCAGGATGTATTGCACCTGCGAGAGTTGTTCGCGGTTGAGCTTGGTCTCGTTGTAGGGGTCGAGCAGGTTGCCGAAGGCGGTTTTGATGACGGCTTTTTTCAGGTTGTCGTCCACCTTCCATTGTTCTTTCGCGCCCCGGCCTTCTTGCTTCACCTTGGCGACACTCTCCCATTTGGCGAGGAGTTTTTCCGCGTCGCTGCGGCTCAATTCTTTGTCCACCGCGTAGGCAATCACCTGTTCGCGGCTTTTCTTTTCCAGCCACAGAGGGTTGCTCGCCTCGATGTAGGCAGGCCAGCCCGCGCGCTCGCGCTCGCGTTCGCTGAAGCCTTCGGTTTCGCTCGCCATTTTGCGCAGTTTGATGAGGTCGTCACTGTCCAAGGTTTCGCGCAGGGTGGGCGGGATGTCGGCCAGCGTGCCGCCGCCCCAGAGGATTTCGGTGGCGGCCGTCAGGTTGGCGGCGTGCTCCTGCTCCTGTTGCTCTTGGGTTACGTCGCGCTCGCTGCGGTAGAGGTCGACAAACTGCGCGCGTAGGCCGGGATCTTCCGGGAAGCGGCGGTACGCTTCCTGTTTCAGCTGCGCGTCGCTCAGGTAGCCGCGTCCTTCCGGCACGCCTGTCGGCAGGGAGGCATCCGGCTTGACGTTCATTTTGCGCGCCGCCCAGGCGATAACGTCGCCGACGGTTTTGCCTTTGGCGAACACTTCCGGGTTGGCGGCAAGGATTTTGCCGCCTTCCGTCTTGCCGTGGACGCGCAATATATGGGCGCGGGCGTCTTCGCGCGGATCGGCCTTGTACATGGCAATCGCCCCGCCGGAGCCGCGGAAATGCGCGAGGTAGGCGGTCGTGTCATTCCACGGCACGCCCGCCTGGCGCAGTTCTTTTTCGTTTTTGTCCAGGTACCAGTCAGTAGCGGCTTCGGCGATGCGCGGGTCGCTGCGTTTTTCCAGCCATGCCGCTTTGCTCAAATCGCCGCGCAGTTGTCGTCCGACGGCACTTTCGCCGAATTCCAGCCATGTGCCGTCGATAAATTGCGCCCGCCCGTAGGCGCTGGAGCGTTTGTTTTTGGCGTAGTTGTTATTGCCCGATTCCGCGCCGAAGAGTTTTTGCTTCACGCGCTCGCGGTTATAGCCGCGGTTGTAGGCGGCGTAGGCGTCGCCCGTTTGCGACGGGGTGAAGGTCTGCGTCCCCGCGCTCAAAGCGTCTTCCACCTGCGCGCGCACGTCGCGCTGTTCGTAGGCGGCCTTCAATGATCCGGCTGTTTTCACGGCATCATCCGCGCCCAGATAGCCCTGATAGCGCTCGCGCATCAGCGTCGCGCCTTCAAGGTCGCCGCTATCAATAGCCTGGTTGATGACGCTCGTCATGGCGCCGCTGGCCGCCTCCCGTCGCGCGTTCTCCAGCCATTCGGCGCCCATGCCGGATTTTTCCTGGATACGCGCCAGTACCGCCTCCAGTTTCACCCGTCCTTCTTCGCGCTCCTTGTCGTTGCCGGTGGCGATGAGGTTTGCCGCGTTATTGAGCGCCGCCGTGTCGTTCGCTTTTTCGTAGTCGTCAAATTCCCGGTTGAGGTGACTTTGTATGTCGGATTTTTGTTGCAGCCGTTTTTTCTCGGCGTACTCGGCAAAGGCTTCGCGCTGGCGGTCGTTGCCCAGTTGCTGCATGATGCGGTCGCGCCCGGCTTTGGCGCGCTCGGCGTAGATTTGTTCGAGGTTGCCGTTGCCGTCTTTCGGTTGCAGCGCGTTGTCGCCGTGGCGGTGTTTCCAACCGCTGTCTTGGTTGTTGGCCTCGTCCAGATACAGTTCATCGAGTGCGTTTTGCGCCCATTCCACGCGCACGCGGTCGGCGCGTTCGCGCTCTTTCTGCGCGATGTCCTGGATGACCAGGCCGAGGTTGCTTATGCCCTGGCCGATACTTTGTTGCAGCGCGCCCGCCTGTTTGGCCGCCTGATAGGCGGCATCGGTGTCGTTCAGTTCGGCTTTTTTGACGCCGCCGGTGCCAAGGTGCGCGCCGTTGCCGAACCCGCGCGTGCGCGCCTGCTGGTTCAGGTCGGGCAGGCGGCTGATGTTGTGGGTTTGCGCTTCAACCGGGGTAATGGCGATGCTGGGCAGGCCGCGCGCGCCGATTTCCAGTTCGTTTTGTACGGGGACTTTTGGCATGTCAGCTCCACTTCAGTTTGCCGGTGTTGGTCGCGAAACGCGATTGTTGCGGGTTCATCCCCATCGTGCGGTAGTAGTCGAATCCGCCGCCGCTTTGTCCGCCGCTGCGGTTGCCAAAGGTGCTGTACCAGCTTTGCGCGAATTGTCCGGCGTTGCCGAGGAGTGAGCCGAGCAGCGCGCCGCCGGGGCTGACGCCGCTGTTGTACACGGGGTTTTCCGGGGTCGGGGTAACGTACTGGCGGCCGACGTAGGGGCTCATGTCCATGGGTGCGTTGTACTGGGTGCGCACGCCACGGCTGCCGTAGTACTCGCCGTGGATGGTGGCTTTGTTCGCCTCCGCCATGCCCGCCTGTGCCAGTTGGTTCAGCATTTGTGTTTCGTGGCCGAAGGCTTCGTTCAGCGCGTTTTGGCGCAAGGTGTCGATGTCGATATGGCGCATCAGGTCGGCGCTGTCCATCAGCTCCTGCGCGCTGCCTTCGTCCAGCACAACGCCGTTTGCGGCGAGCGCCGCCCGCGCCTGTGCCTTCTGGTTGCCGGCGCGCAGGCTGTATTGGGCGATGGCATGATCGCCCGCGTGTCGCGCGCTGGTCTTGGCAAAGTTGGCGAGGTTGGCGTTCACCCGCGCGATGTCCGCCTGGTGTTGCAGGTTGTTGCGCTGGATTTGCGCGTTGATGCCGCTCATCGCCTCTTGGTGTTCGAGCGCGGCGCGGTCGTATCGCCCCTGCTGGCTCAGGGCTTCGGCCTCGTAGCTGCCCAGCAGGTATTCCCGTTTGGCGGCAAACTGGTCGGCGGCAAATTGCCGGTCTGCCTGGTATTGGTTGTAGGCGTTGTTCAGCCGCGTCTGCCAGTTGCCCATGATTTGCTGGTGGCGGAAGTTGAGGCGGTCGGTTTTGGCCTGGCCGTAAGCGCCGAGGGCGGATGTCAGGTAACCGAGGCCTTGCATGCCAAGGCCAAAGGTGGCGAAGTCCATCAGAAGGCAACCTCCGTGGTGAGTGAGACGAGGGAAAGCGGCAGCGGGTCGCGCTGCTGGATGAGGATTTGGCCGTAGTCGTTCCAGTCGGGATATACGGTGATTTCGATTTGGCCGGTTTTCAGGCGCGGCGGCGTGCCGAGCGGTTCGGTGGTACGCTGTTTGTGTTCAACCAGGCGCCCTTCCTCCGGCCCCGCCCAGATGCCGGAGGTCTGGATGACGTCCAGCCAGACTTTGTTCACGTTTTTGGTCAGCCCCCGCCCTTTGCCGTTGTCGATGTCGCCCACCACCGGCAGGGTTTGCAGTTCGGCCAGGTAGGGCAGGCCGACGTGAATTTTTTTCGCCGCGTGTTGCAGGTGGATTTCGCCATTCGTCACGGTCTGCGGCACGTGTACCGCACCGTCGGCGAGGATGCTCACGGTCTTGCCTTCGAGGTGGCCGAGTTGTTTCAGGGTTTTCACCGGCATGCCGTTGTAGGAGAGGCCGGAATCAACGAAGAAGGCGTTTTCTTGCGCGCCAAAGGCGCGGCTTTCGAGGCGTTCGATGTAGCGCTTGGTTTGCCCGTTGATGTTTCTACGCACCGCGACGTAGAGCATGTCTTCGTCGCCTTCCGCCACCACCGCGCAGGACTCAAAGACGCCGTTGGTGTCGTGCCAATGCCAGGCGCCAATCTGCTGTTCGGGGACGTAGGTGTTGGCGAGCAGCCGCCCGTCGCTGCTGATAAACCACACCAGCGGCAACGGCGCTTTGCCAAAGGCCATGTCCACAATGCGGTGGCCGTCGAACAGGTGCGGCGCGCGCAGGGAGATGTCGGCGGTAATAAAGCCGCCCGCGTCGCGCGAGTAGGCAAGTTCATGCACATGCCCGCCCCTGGCGGCGCAGTAGATGACCGAGCTGTTCACAATCACCGGCTGCACGTTGTTCGCGCCAACGTAGCTGTGCGGGCTGATGGAAATCGTCGTGTTGGTGAGGACGTCGGAGTTTTGCGTGTTCACGTTCCATTCCGCGCTGCCCGTCAGTATCAGCAGGTTGGTCAGCGGCACGATGTGGCGGATCGGGCTGGCTTCGCGCGCGGCAACCCGCACTTCGATGCGGTCGTCATCGCGCGAGGGGGTGGAGTAGCTCATGTCGCTCTCCGTACCGCTGCGCGTCATCCATACTTTCTGCGGTTCGGCGTCTGTCCCTGCCAATACGCGCCGCTGCTGGAAGTAGGACACGGCAGAGGGGTAGTGGTTCGCCTTGTCGAAGACGTCTTTGTATTTCGGTGGGGTTTTCGCCATGTCCGGCGAGATGCCGCGGTCTTCAAAACTGGGTTCGTTGGCGTAGCCTGCCAGGCCGAACATCCCCGATTGGCGCTTGTACACGAGGTAATGGTCGGCACCATCTACCGCCTTCCAGGTCAGGGTGTTGGTGTTGCCGGGGGTGTAGAGGTCGTTGGTGACTTCCGCCTCCGCGCTTTCTTTGCTCTCCACCCCGTCTTTCACCGCCGTCACTTTGTAGCGGTATTTGAGGTCGATTTGCTGCACCCCGGACGCCAGCGGCACGCGCTTCGCTTCCGCCTTGAGTTCGGTCGGCGGTTCAAACTTCGGCACAAATGAGATGGGTTCGAGCTTCCAGTTGGTCGCGCCCAATCGGCGCAGTTCTTGCGGTGGGTATTTGGGGTGGACGAGGGTCAGCACGTCCGCGCTTTGCACGTGGTGGATGTCCATCAGGTGCTCCTCCGCGTAGGGCGTGGCGATTTCGTAGGGCGCGTTGCCTTCGTAGAGGGTCGCCGCCCCGGTGTGGAAGCGCGCGTACTTGTCGCCCAGCTCGATGACCATCGTCTGCTCGCCGCTGAAGGTGAAGGGGATGAGGCGTACCCGTTTGGCAGAATCTTTCACCTCATGCACGAAGCGCAGCCCTGCGCGGTTTTCCACCATGCCCTGCGGGCGCACGATGCAGTTGCGGCAGCGGGCAAGACCGTTGGCATAGCCGACGTCATCGGCGCGCCCCCACATTTGCGGCGCGATTTCGCCGCCAACAAAGGCTTGTTGCAGGAATTTGGCGTTGCTCATGCGCGTCCCTGTATCCACGGGGTTTGCGCGCGCGGGCGCACCTTCCGTTGCTTGCTGTCATGGCTGATGGCGAGCCCCAGATAGTTGGCGTAAGCAGCCTCGCAACTCTTCACTTCTTTCGATCCGGCATCCCACTTGCGCACCGGCCCCGCCAGCATTGACGCTAGTTTCCACGCGAGCGCGGCAACAAAGGTCGCCGGGAATAGCGCCGGGTCGTCAACCTTGGCGAGATAACGCACCACCGCCTCGCGCTGGTCGGTGAGGATGTGGATTTGTCCGTCTGCGCGCTCAATCTGGTAATCCGCCGTCACCGCCTGACCGTTTACCTCATAGTCGTCCGACGCATTGGGCGGCAACACCGCGAATACCCTAAGCGCGTCATGTGGCAGGGCGTAGTGGTACGCCCAGGCCGGGTCTTTATCGGCAAGCAACGCGGGTTTGACGCGCTTCGTCGCGAAGCCCCACTCGTGCGCCTCCATTACTATCTGCAAGGCGAGTGGCCAGTAGGTTTTGCAATGCTCGGCCTGCGCGCTCCCTTCCGGCGGGTCAATGGAGACGACGGTCGCTTTGTCGCCGAGGTGCGAGAGCGCGAGGTTGCAGATTTCCACTACCGAGAACATGGATTTAGTCCGTTATATGTTCTGCCAGTGCATGCACCACCGCGCGGAAAATGTAATCTTTCGCGCGCTGCGATTCCGGCAGTTCGTGGTATGGCACGAAGCAGGGATGTTGCTTTTTATCGGGGTCTTTCACTTCCCCAAATGTCCAGCCCTCAGCTGCTTTTTGTTTGAGCCAGTTTTCATGACTGCCTTCCGGCGTCGCTTCAGGGTGTGCGAGGTGGTATTTCACGCCATTCACAGCGCTGTCTTTCTGCCAGTCGGGTGCGTCTTCCCATGCGGGCTGGCTGTTGTCGCCTATGGCTTGGCAATACGCGCGGTTGATTTCATGGGCTACACGGGCGATGTCTTGTTCTTTCATGGTTTTCTCCTAAATGAAAGCCCGCATTACGCGGGCTTGATGTGTTGCAGGATGGCGTCATCAATTCGGTGATAGGACTGCTCAAACACGTCTTTGGGCGACCACGACACATAGCCGTTATGGCCCGGCACGTTGCTTTCCTGCCCGATGTAAACGACCAGATAGCCTTCATCTTCGCCCCTTTCGTCTGCCGGTAATTGCCAGCCGCGCAGATCGTTGTACGCAAGGCGCGTCATCGGGGTAGCCTCGATAATTTTGGTACCGATGTAGATTGCTGTGTTGCTCATTTCAGGTCCTCCTGTTTGTTGGGTTTACGGGTTTTGTTGTCGGTTTCCGGCTTGGCTTCCGGGGTTGGGTTCACCCCTTCCGCCGGGGTGGGTTCAACCCCTTGCGGTTCAGGGTTCAACCCTTCGGCCGTTGGGTTCAACCCATCTGCGCCCAAATCGTCGCCGACGGCGTGGTTGTCGGGTTCAAGAGGGTTTAACCCTTCCGTCATGACTGGGGCAAACCATGCCCCGGAAACGGTATCGGGGACGTCGAACTCGTCCCCGATGCTGCGGATTTGCCCGCCGTAGTAGCCTTTGGCGATTGCTCTTACTTTCATGGCCACACCTTCGGGTTCTTCGGATGGGTGATTGCCATTTGCAGGCCGTCCACCATTTGCGCATCGACTTTGCCGCCGGTGCCGGTCTTGGTGTATTTCAGCTTCAGATAGCGTTTGTGGATGAGCGGCACGGGCAGGGCGATTTGTTGCCCAACGCCCATCGGCTGCGCGCCGGTCTGTGCCACGGTGGCAAAGTTCGCCGCTTCTTCGTCGCTGTGTTGCAGGACGACGTCAAGGGTGTCGCCGGCGGCAAAACCTTCTTTACCGGTAACGACGATATAGAGATTGCGGTCTGCCATGCCGTAGTTGGCGGCTTTCACGCCGCAGTCGATGGTGTTGGTGCTGTCGCCGTCAGCGCTTTGGCCGACGGAGAAGCGGAGCAGGCTGTCGATAATCATGTTTCCTCCTTAGACAACGCGGGCTTCGGTTGAGAGCAGGGCATCGGAGATGCGCACGGGTACGCCGTCACCGTCGCCAAACTTGGTGACGCGGCGGCCGCCGACTTGCTCTTGGGTGATGGTGTGTTTGGCGGACGCCGCAATTTGTCCGCGCAGGATGCGGCGCAGGTTGCGGTTCATGTAGAAGGCCGGACGACCGTTGAGGTCTGGCACCATTTCTAACGCATCCGCCATCAAATCAGCCAAGTTCGCTCCTGTACTCAGATCTTTGGTAAGTTTGGTGGTGTCGATATTGGCGATACGCACCACCCGACGCCAGTCGCGCACACACAGCCCCAAATCCCACATAAATAGCTTCTCATGAACTTCAAAGCGTCCGCCTTCATCGTCCTGCACGGTGTTGATGCCGATGTCTTTACTTTCAATGCCAGCTTTTGAACCTTTCGGATAGATGCCAAAGCAGCCTTGCCCGCCCCAAATGACAAGCCAGATAGAAGCGTTGTTGGCGCCGGTGCCGCCCGCGTCAATGATGTTTTTGCCGTTCGGCGCAGAAAGTGAGCTATAGCGCGGCGCAAATCCCATAAAACGTTCATCATTGATGATGCCATCGTTGTACCACAGCGTTTCCGCCATCTGCTGGTTCAAAGCTTCAATAAAAGGGCGTTGCTCGGCAGCCAACCAGGCTGCGGAATTGTTGTGCAGTTTGAGCAAGCGCGTATCTACCATAGAGCGTGCTTCCAACATACCCATACTTTCAGATACTTGGGTAACACTGGATTTGCTCGGCTTGACGCCTTTGTAGAGGATGCGCCACGCCGCTTCCGGCAGGCCGTTGCGCACCGCGATTTTGTGATGCGTGTCACCGTTTGCCTGTTGGAAAACCATATCTGCAAGGATTTCGTTGGTCTCGTCAAGAACTTCGACGATGTCGGTGATGAGGTTGCCTTTACTGTCCATCTGCTGCGCGAGGCTCGCCAGCGTCGGATATAGAGCATCTTTGTTTAGGGTAGCCATAGTTTTTCCTCCTTAAGGATTCAGGCCGGGGGTGTTGGGAAATTGGGCGCGGGCGTCTAATCCGCTTGCGCCACTTGCACTAACCATGCGGTCAGGCGCGAGGTCGCGACCAATCGCCAGCATGAAGCGGACAAGGGCGGGGTGGTTGCCATAGCCGGTCTCTGCCAGCATGGCGCGGATTTCGCCCTGCGGGTCGTAGGCTTCCAGGGCGCGGTTGGCAATCGCCAGGTTCTCGTTGAGCTTCTCGCCGCCAAAGTCCGGGTCGTTGCGGCTCGCTTCTTCCCACGCCTGCACCTGTTGCTCGTGTTTGACCTGCCCCCACAGGGTCAGGTCTTGCACCAGCTTCGATGCTGCCGCCGCGTCAGCACCGCTCTCTTGCGCGATTTTCGAGAGGAAAGCCGCCTCGCCCGCGTCAACGTTCTCGCCGTACACGCCAAAGTCGAGCGCAAACGG